GAAGAAGTTAAAGCTTAACGAATAAGAAAGTAAGGCGAACGTATGACTGAGAGTTTAGAAGGTTTGCTGGCGCAGTATAATAAGCTTCCCCCGGCAGAAAAGGCAGAAATTGACAGAATGCTTTTGGATGATGCTAACGACGTGCCTTGGCGCCCGTTGTTAAACACTCAGTCCCCGGAGCAAATCACACCACAGAAACAGGCGTATGATTCCCCCGCCGACATATTACTATTCGGGGGTGCGGCTGGTGGCGGAAAGTCATCATTGATGATTGGGCTTGCTTTAACCGCCCATACTAAGTCTGTGATCTACCGGCGGGAAGTTAAACAATTAGGGCCGATTGAGGAAGAGATCATTCGGATCAGAAAGACAAGGACGGGTTTCAATGGTCAATTACATCGCTTTGATTTGGGCAAAAACAGGGCTATACGTCTTGGGGGGATGCAGTACGCAGGAGATGAAGTCGCTTATCAAGGAGATCCCCGGGATCTCATTTGTTTCGATGAATTAACTCAGTTCCTAGAGAGTCAGTTTAGGTATGTTACTACATGGAACCGTTCTACAGATCCTAATCAGAGATGTAGAATAGTCTGTGCTACTAACCCGCCCACTTCAGCCGAGGGCCAATGGGTCGTGGGCTTTTGGGCACCGTGGTTAGATCGGGAACACCCTAATCCTGCAAGACCCGGAGAACTACGTTGGTTTATATCTGACTCAGAAGGTGAGGATTTAGAAGTACCAAGTAGTGAGCCTATATGGCAAGATGGTGATTGGGTACAACCCCGATCTAGAACATTCATACCGTCATCTATTGATGACAATCCGTTTTTAATTAACTCTGGATACAAAGCAGCTCTACAAGCACTACCTGAGCCGCTCCGTAGTCAGATGCTGATGGGGGATTTCACTGCAGGGGTGCTTGATGACCCGTGGCAGGTTATACCAACAGCTTGGATTGAACTGGCACAGGCTAGATGGACAGACGAGAAGCCTCAAGGTGCTAAGATGGAATCATTAGGTTGTGACCCGGCACGAGGAGGTAAGGATGATTTTGTAGTCACAGGTAGATATGGCAGGTGGTTTGCTCCTCAGATCGTTTTGAAGGGTGAGTCCACTCCAGACGGCCCCACTGGTGCTGCCATATGTACTACTTATGTAAGGGATGGAGCGCAGATCATGCTCGACATCATTGGTGGAGCTGGTGCATCTATATTAGATCACTTGAAGACGAACGGAATTAACGTTTACTCTGTTGACGGACGCAAAGAATGCCATGAGAGGGATGAATCTGGCAATTTGGGCTTCTTTAACACTCGCAGTATGCTGTGGTGGAGAATGCGGGAGGCTTTGAACCCTAATAACCTTGAACCGATTGCATTACCGCCAGACAGAGAGCTAAAAGTTGATCTTGCAGCCCCAAAGTGGCAGTTAACTAGTCGTGGTATTCAAGTTGAGGGCAAATCGACGGAATGTAAGGACGGATTTGGAGATCTTAAGAAGAGGATTGGTAGATCGCCCGGAAAAGGTGACTCTGCAGTGTATGCTCTGATACCGGCTAAACGAAAAGCTGGAAGATATAACTCTTCGCCCAAACGTACTAACTCACGGTATAACCCCCATAAGAACTGGAGACGATAGTGTCAGATCTTATTCTAACGCCCGAAGAGATTAAGAACGGGTGGACTATCTCAACGTTGCAGGCTTACTTCGAGCAAAGGGAACGAGAACAGTCGAAGCACGTTCTAGCAAAGAAGGTACATAAACCAAATACGCAGAAGAGTAAATATAACCCCCACAAGTGGAGAGGATAACATGAACATATTCCCCGGCTTTGGCGACCCCAAAGCTTTTGGAAGTAACCCCGAGACTGTTGCAAATACCAAAGCTTTGAATCTGAGAAACGAACAGTTCGCTACTCGTCAGACCCAAAGAACAGCTAATCAGGCCGCAAGAACCGAACGTCGAGATGCTAGAGACTTAACACGGCGCCAGAATACAGCTAACGAAGTCCAGAACAATAATAAAACCTTCAAACAGATAGTAAGACCAGAGGCCGCTAATATCACGCCGCCTGCTGGAGCTTCTCCGGCGACTACATCATCGGCTTCAAAACCCAACAGCAGTTCTAGTAATACGGTTAATAGACGTAGGAATAATCGCAGAGTTAGGAGAGGACGATGAGCAAGAAAAAGAAGAAGGGCGACGATGGCAAAAGAGATGTAGCTATAAAACCTAATACTCAGTCCCAAGGCGGGCGTATAACAAGACCGGGAGCTAAATGAAAGCTATTGTCGTGTTTTGCAACGTAGAAGGTAAAGGTCATCCATTAGGATGGATGCTTAAGGATGGGTTTAAACATTGCTTTATTAATTTGCAAACCGATAACGGGTGGGTAGAGTTTGACTACCGGATAGGAATTCCGCTTGTTCGTGTTATGGCTGCATCGGATTTTGATCTCAACAGCTACTACCGAGATTTAGGGTTTACTACTGTTGAGACAGAACAGGCTAAATGTATCAAGTTTGGCATTAATCTGTTCTGTGGTACAATAACAGTAGCTAATTGTGTCGGTTTGGTCAAAGCTCTTTTGGGCGTTAAATACTTTTCAGTAACACCTTATCAACTTTACAAGAGACTTATAAAATGAATATATTTCCCGGCTTCGGCGGTGGCCCCGGTGCTCCGCCCCCACTTCCGCCTCCATTGCCTCCTCCAGTTGCTCGGGCTGATCCGGCTGTTGAACAGGCTAAATTAGATTTAAAAAACAGTGTGGCGAAACGCAGAGGTCGTGCGGGTTCTATACTAACTCAAAACAAGTCCACTGGTGGTAGTATTCTAAACGAATCTGCAACTGGTGAAGAAGGGAACTTAGGATAATTATGAAAAACCTTTGTATAATACCGGGCGGTGGGTCACCACCTCCCAGACCCCCTCCTCCGCCCCCGCCACCGCCTCCACCGCCTCCTCCGCCTCCACCTCCTGTGGAAACGAAGCAGTCGAATAAAGAGGTGTTGGCTCGTCGCAGAGGCCGTGCTGGATCTCAGTTATCAGGATCTTCGTCCGGTGGTTTAGGAACATCAAGCGAGACGGGCGGAAATATAACCACTAAGAAACTAGGTTAACACATGGAACTTAAAACTCCCCAAGAGAGAGTTAATCATCATATAAAAAAGCAGGCCGCCGCCAGTAATCGTCGGTCTCAGTTTGAAGAGCATTGGAGCGACCTGTCTAGGGTACTTTTACCTACTCGACAAGGTTTTACCCAGACTGTTGTAGACGGCGATTATCGCATGGAGAACATCTTTGATGGTACTCCTATGCAAGCCGCTCGTAGTCTGGCAAACACTGTTGGAGCTATGATCCGTCCAGAAGGGCAGACATTAGCGGAAGTAAAAGCCCAAGATGACACTTTAAATCAACAGGGAGAAGTTCAAGAGTGGATGGGTCGGGCTACCGAGATTCTCGATAGTCATATACGAAATCCCCTTGCGCGGTTTAGACAAGCAACAGGGGAAGTCGACCTTGACCTCGTGGTAATGGGTACTGGTATTCTGTTTGTAGGTCTGGCAAAGTCTCAGGAGAATTTACTTTATCAGTCTGTACATCTTAAAGATGGTTATCCCATGTTTGATGACGAGGGTAATCCTTATGGAATGTATAGAACGAAGAAGATGTTCATCTGGCAAGCCGAGCTGAAGTTTGGCAAAGAGAATTTGTCAAAAACTGTTCAGGAGAAGATCCAGAACAACCAAACTGACGATAAGATAGATCTAATGTATTGGGTTGGAGATAGGAAGAACAAAACTATTGAAAACCCTATATTTGCTAAAGACTTTCCAATCGAAGAGCTTTGGATGGAAACTCAAACCAAACATATTATTGCGGAGGGCGGTTTCCACGAATTCCCTTTTGTAATTCCACGGTGGGATACATCCACCGGGGAAGAGTACGGCAGATCGCCGGGTATGATTGCGTTACCTGATAGTAATACCCTGCAGTCTATGGGTGAGACTATTCTGGTGGCAGGTCAGCGACTTGCTGATCCACCAATCATGGCGCCGAACGACGGGGCTTTCCAAGAAGTTATGACTTATCCCGGTGGGATTAGTTACTACGACGTGGAGACTGCGGCATCGGTAGGTGGTAATCCATTCTTCCCTATGATATCTGGCAACAACTTGCCGGTGACTAGAGATATGCAGACAGATATTAGAAACCAAGTAGCTGCTGCGTTCTTCAAAAACATCCTAAACTTGCCGCAGGGTGGGCCACAGATGACTGCTACGGAGATCATCCAGCGTAAAGATGAGTTCATTCGTGAAGTTGGGCCTGTATTTGGTAGGTTTCAGACTGACTATAACGAACCTCTGGTAGATAGGTCTTTTAGATTGTTGATGCGGGAAGAAGCTTTTGGTGAGATCCCAGAGGTACTTTCGGGACAGAATATTAAGTTTGAGTTTGATTTGCCTGTAGATAAGATTAAGAAACAAGTCCAATCTGCCGCAGCTACCGATTGGGCTATGCAAGTTATGCAGATGGCACAGATAGCTCCAGAAGCAAAACATCTGGTAAACGTTGATGCTCTTGCACGTTTCAAGGCTGATGCAGCTTCGTTGCCACATGATATAATGAACACTAGAGAAGAAGTACAAGCTAAAGTTGAAGCGGAGAATGCTAAGATGGCTGAGATGCAGAAACTTCAAGCCGCTGATATGCAGGCCGGTATCATTGGAAAAGGCGCTAAAGCCGCCAAGGATGCGGGACTGATACAAGACCCTGACGCACCCGTAGATCCTAACGCACCACAACAGGGAGTCCCCGCTTAACAGGAGATTAATGGAAAAGGAAAGTATTACGGAAACACCAACTAGATCAAGATATTGTAGCAGATGCGATGCGAAATTTAGGTTTCAATGCGTATGCCCAAATCATACTGCCATGTCGTGGCAGATGAAGAACGTGTTTCACAGTGGTAAACGACACAAGGGTAAAGATGCTTGGGATAAAATTAATTCAGAGTAACGTTAACTAAAGGGAGTATTGATATGCCAGAAGGAGTAGGTTACGGGTCTAAACGGAAACGCGAAAAGAAGCTCACCAAGGACTCAAAGCCTCTGACACCAAAGGAGATTGAGAAGGAGTTCCATGGTAAACACCAAGTAGAAAACCCGAAAGCTAAGACGAAGATACGCTCGGTATCTAAGAAGAAGGAACTAAAAGATAGAAAAGCGGCTTTTGAAAAACGCAAACGAGATAGGGGTAAAAAATAGCCAATGGATAAAGATAAAATGACGAGGAGAAAGCGTCCACCACTACCCGGTAGCGCCCGGAGAAAAGGCGACACCAAATCCACACCGTTGGAAAGATCGGACGCGGCGGAGGAGCGTAGACGAAAGAGGGCTAAAGAAAATAAGAAGAAAAAGCCCCCGAGCAGGGAAAGTATAAAAAAGAGAGCAGACGATATATTTAAGGATTTTTGACAAATGCCAACCAACAGGAAAACCAAGGCGGAACAGAAGGTTGAAATAAATGATCTTGATATGTTTGAGAGATCTTCTCAGTACACATCTGTAGAGGAGAGACATCAGGATTTTAAGATATTATTCACTTCTACGCCGATGGGTGAGAAAGTGTTCCGAGAGATCCTCGGCATGGGGTACATCCTGAATGATACTACGAAGTTTAATAAGTACGGTGTAGATACGAATGCTACATTAATTTCAACTGGGGAGCGGAAACTTGCTCTGGCTATTCATAAGACTACTACGGTAGAGCCGCCTCCGCCCCCACCTGATAAACAAATTACGAGGCGAGGATAATTATGGCTGAATCAGAAGTAGCAGAAGAAACAACTGAAGATGTAGGGGAAGAATCAACTGAGGATACCTCAGATGAAACTGAATTAGAGGATACTACTGATGAGGGCGCTGTCGATACAGACTGGCGGGAATCTATTCAGGATGCAGATCTTCGTAAACACGCAGAACGCTTTACAACTCCTGAAGCGCTAGTCAAAGCTAATCTCGACTACCGCAAGAAGGAAGGTAAATCTGTATCCAGACTATCAGAGGATTCCACTGACAAAGAAGTAGATGCTTATCGGGAAGCTTTAGGTGTCCCTAATGATGTTGATGGCTATGAGTTTCCGTTACCAGAGGGTTACGACAGAACCGATGCTATGATGGATTCAGAGGACACTTGGTCGAATTTGTTTCTAAATAATAACGTTCCTAAAGAGACTGCTGATGTTTTGGTATCTGCCTTTAGGGAAGAACTTACAAAGATGCAAAGCGCCTCAGCAGAAGCTGATGCTAAGTACGCTAAAGATTCGACGGATGCTTTGCGGGCAGAGTGGAAAGACGACTATGATAAGAATCTCATCTACGCAGCTCGAGCAAGTGAGCAGCTACTTGGAGATGACTATCAGGATGCAAGATATATTGAAGATAAATCAGGTGCATACATTCTCGACAATCCTATCATGGCAAAGATGTTTGCAACGTTGGGCCGCCAAATGGGAGAGGGTAGTCTCGGTAGTGTAGTCACAGGTAGCGAACGCGAGACGCTGATGGCAAAAGCTAACAGCTTACGAGAACAAACACGAGCAGCTCTCGCTAAACAAGACACTGCGGGCGCAAATAAACTAGCGGCACAGGAACGTGAAGTCCTAGAACGTATGGATGGAAATGTGCCTGTTGTCGGACAAGATGGGAGACAGTTTTAATTGAGTCACCAAGAAAGTAGTACAATCTCGGAAGATGGTAGGATCTACGTTGTCAACACCGCAGGCTTTAAGACTACCGGCGGTGCGCTTAACGCCACGAGATCAAAAAAGAATCGGAAAAGGGTGAAGCCTAAAAGCTTCCCCGACACCGACGAGGGTTTTATTGCAGCGGAAAACGAAAGTGAGAGGCGGTCTACTGAAGCGACTGACGCACGGCAACGAAATTCTGAAGGCCGAAAAGGCGCGGAAAACTTTAGTCGTGTGCCACACCACAAGAAACATCTGACTAAAAAGGAAGAGAAGAAGCGGCTCGAAGAACGCCGGAAAAGAAAACGAGAAAGAAAAGAACAGAACAAACGTTGACAAAATAGGCAATATTTGTTATCATAAAGTATTAGGTAGATTCCCTTAATCGGCCCTACCATCGTAGTATACATTACCAACGCCCCGTTCCCAGTATAGATGACGGCCCCGAAAGGTCTCCCCGATTCAAACTTGACATAACGGCTTCCGGCGGAAATGTAGGATTTTATTCACGGTCATATTGACCACATTATATTTTACGGAGGCTTCAAATGTCTACATCTATTAATAATGCGTTTATAACGCAATACGAGCGTGACGTTCACGACGTGTTCCAGAGAGACGGTTCAGTATTGAAACCTACTGTCCGGTTCAAGTCTGATGTTGTTGGCTCAGTAGCAACCTTCCAAAAGATCGGAAAAGGTACAGCTACAACTAAAGCACGTCATGGTACTATTACACCCATGAATCAAACCCATACCGCAGTATCAACGACACTCGCTGATTTCTATGCTGGTGACTGGGTTGATAAACTGGATGAAGCTAAGATCAACATCGACGAGCGTATGGCTATTGCTCGTGGTGGTGCTAAAGCTTTGGGTCGTAAAGTAGATAGTCAGCTAATGACTATTCTCGATTCAACATCTCAAACAACTGTAACTTTAACAGTTACTACTTCTGCAAAAGTTAGAAACGGCCTTCTCGACATGGTGGAAGCCATGATCGTTAATGATGCTTATGAGCCGGGTAATATGTACGGAGTTATGTCCCCCCATCTATGGGCGGCTGCTTCTACCATTAATGAGTTTGCTAGTTCTGATTATGTCGGTAGCGACGGACTTCCCTTTAACGTTGGTGCTCCCGTAGGGATGTTCAAACGTTGGGCTAACGTTCTGTGGACTGTACATTCTGGTGTTCCTAATGTTGGAACGTCTACTTCCAAGATGTTTATCTGGAATAAGGATGCTATAGGATATGCCGCTGGCAAAACTCCTGCAAACCTAGCTGGTGCTGGCAAAGAAACATCTGTCGGCGCAGATATTACTTGGCACGGCGACCGCGCAGCTCACTTTGTGAATCATGCGATGTCAGGCTCTGCTGTATTAATTGATGATGCTGGCGTTATTGAGGGAACCCTCAACGATACTTCAGCTCTACCAGTTTCTTAATTTTTCGGGGGCTTTTGTTAGCCCCCGGATCTTTTTACTTTTTACAGAGGACTTTCTAATGGCATATGTACCGGGAAATTTAGTCCAGACGAGTAATGGGAATGGCTACTCGACCTATCGTTATGATAGTTTGGAAGCCACCACTCTCGTGGACATCGATGGATACTTTAACAACACGGACGACGATCTCAATCTGGCTGCCGGGGATCTTATTCTCGTAGTTGATTGGGCAACCGCAGTTCGCACGGGGACAATCTCAACTTGGGGTTTTCTCATGGTCATGGCGGTTGATGCTAATGGTGTTGTTGATCTAGCTGAAGCATTGGTTGGAGTAGTAACCAACACTGACTAACTAATTTCTGGTAACGAAGTTCGCTTCGTTACCAGATTTTATTTTACCAAAACAGGAGAACAAGTATGATTAAGGCGAAAACGCATAACCTCAATAAACCCGAAGATGGTAACTACGGTAAACAGTTTAACTACATATGTAAAGACCACGATATTAATACCTGCTTTCAACCGGGCTTTTTTGATCCCCTATCGGGAAATTTCATGGCTGGTGATACTGTGCGGTGTATTAAGATAAAGGACGAGAGGGTTACTGCGATGGCGGAGGGGATAGTTCTTGAAGTAAGTTCTACTTCTACTGTTCGCGCTGTTGAATTTACGCCTATATCGAAAGTTACTACATTTTCTGATAAGCTACCTGAAGAAGATAAACCTAAAGAGGAAGATGGCCCCGATTACATCAGGGAAAACGGAACAGTAAAATACAACTATACCAACAAAAACTGGGATATACTGGTTGACGGTGAGATTGTTCATACGTCGAACAACAAAATAGAAGCTAACAGTATCGCTAGAGGCGACCAACCTATCCCCGTTGCTGCTTAAGGAGTAAGCATGGCAAGTGAAACAAGTATCGCTAATGTGGCGTTACGCCTCGTGGGGGGCACCCGCATTACGTCGCTTACTCAGGGCACACCTAACGCTAACGCAGTTCAGGATCTCTATTCTAATGTCAGAGACGAGCTTTTGGAGTACCCTTGGAACTTTGCTACCAAGCGCGTTAAGCTTGCAGCGTCAACTACCGCGCCGGTCTTTGGGTTTGATAATGCGTTTGCCTTGCCATCCGATTGGCTTTTTACCATATCAGCTCACGATAATGATGCGGGGGTTGGAACTATAAACTTCCGACATGAGCAGGTTGCGTCACAAAATGTCATATCCAGCGACGTAGAATCTATATATCTAGTATACACTTTCAAAGAAACTGACTCCAATCTTATGTCTGCGGGTTTTAGAAAGGCGCTGTCTTCTGCTCTAGCAAGAGACCTAGCCGTCACTATAGCCAACTCCAATATTTTAGAAGACCAGCTCTCCAAAAGGGCTACGAAAGATTTAGCCCGAGCGAA